CGATGCGTTTCATCGCATGGCTGATTGCGGGCAAGTCGACAGTCTGGTCGCCAGCCTTGTGACGCTCGGCTACGCTGTCCGTAATCTCGCTCGCTGCGATCGCCACTTCGCTCATGTAGCGGCGGGCCGCGTGATGGATTTCGACGTTGTGCATGAGCATGCGACTCAACGCGCGTAGCGGCACGAGCGGTGCGTCCTGCGGATCGTCGTAGGCGTCCAGGAATGTACGCAGGCGGGCGAGCTGCTGCTCGAGATCGCCCGACGGGTTCGCCTCATCGCTCATTTCGAGCCACTCCTGTCACGCATGAAGCCGCGCCACACCCACCACAGACCCCAGAGAAACGCCGGCGGCAGGACGCCGGTGATAATGAGTGACCCGAACGGGTAGGGCGCCGACGAAAAGCGCGACGACTCAATGAGGGCCAGGGCGAACAGCACCCAGACAACGGTGAGGAGGATCGATAGTCGGCGCCAGCCGGAGAGGTTCATTCAATGGCTTCCGATCTTTTTACGCAGGCCGCCACTTGCTCGCCGGAACAATCGCGGCGACCGGATGCATCTTCTCGATATTCGATTTCTCGACGGTCAGGCGATCGCCGCCGTTCACCGACTCGACGACGACCTCATCGGCGCGCTCGATCACCAGCTCCTTCACCATCTTCTGGCCGGTCGCAAGCGCAAGCACAACGTACTCGCCAGGCACGCAGGGGCGGCTCGGCTCTGCGACAATGAAAGCGCCGTGCCGGATTGCCGGGTGCATGCTGTCTCCCTTCACGCGTAGGGCGTACGCATCCTCGTCCGTCGAGTAGCTGTCGACCTGGCCATCGCCGTGTCCGGGCGGGTACTGCAGCTCTTCGTAGTAGCCGTTCGTTCCGAGGCGGGCGGTGCCGACCACCGGGACCGGCTTTGCTTCTCTGGCGCTTCCTCCGGGCTCGAGGTGGTCGTCACTGTTTCTCTTGCCGTGCGCAGATCGCGCCGCTCGGCGGGCCGAACGCATGCCCGCCTCGGCGAGGATCTCATCGGTGGTCGCCTCGAGCGCATGTGCGATCTGCGGCAGCGTGTTGGGCGTTCTCTTCGCCCCTCTGGAGCCTGCCTCGATGTTCCCGATCGTGGACTGGCTGACGCCAGCGCGCTGCGCCAGCTCCTTTTGGGACAGGCCGAGCGCCTCTCGGCGGCGCTTGATCACCGTAGCAAGTGTAATCACGACCGTGATTAGATCGACCTGATCCAACACACGGGAATTGACCTGATTAACACGATCGTGTTTAATCCGGGACATGCAAGCACTCGACGAAGCCATCAGGGCAGCTGGAAGCCAAGCTGCGCTCGCCGCTGCGTGCGGCGTCGTGCAGGGCGCAGTCGCCAACTGGAAGGCTCGTGGAAGCGTCCCCGCTGAACACTGCGCCGCCATCGAGGCAGCGACCGGAGTTCATCGTTTTCGGCTGCGACCGGACGACTGGTACCGCATCTGGCCCGAGCTGATCGGCCGCGAGGGCGCGCCGGCCGTGCCAACCGTCCCTGAAAAGGCCGCCTGACCTCGTGCTGCTCATGCCGCCGATTCTTGCGCCCACCCATGTGCAACCACCGTACATCCGTCGGTACGGCGCATGACGACGAGCCAGCTCACGCTCGACTTCACGCCCGGGCTGACCGTGCAGTACCGGTCGCTGCGCGAGGTCACGGCGGCCACCGTCTACGCCTCGAGGAAGGGTGTGGCGGGCGTGGCGGCCGACCTCGACATGGCGCCCACCGACCTCACGAAGCGCCTGAACCTGGAGGGCGCCGAGCCGCGCCCGCTGCGCGTGGACGACTTCGAGGGAATCCTCGCCTCGACGCAGGACTACCGGCCGGTCTACTGGCTGATCGAGCGCTTCCTGCGCGATCCCGACGCGATGCGCCAGCAGGCGGTCTCGCAGATCGCGCAGCTGCTGCCGGCGCTGATCGAGCTCACGAAGCAGGCGGGAGTCAGGTCGTGAGCGAATCCAACCTGCACCGCCTCACCCTGCGCGCCCGCCGCCTGCGCACCATCGAATCGCTCATGCGCACCGCGCGCGGAGTGCGGCTGCGCGTGCTCGTCGCGCAGTGGTGCAGGGAGTGCGGGCGATGACGCTGCGCTGTCGCGAAGGCGATCTCGCGCTCATCGTGCGCTCACGCTCACCCGAGCGCGCGTGGGGCATTGGCCGCGTCGTGCGTGTCGTGAGGCTCGTGCCGCCCGAGGTCTATCCCGACGAGGGGCCGGCGTGGATGGTGAGCGCCCCGATCATCGGGCCATCCGGCGAGGCGTTCGACCATGTGCTCGATGCGTGCCTGCGCCCCATCCGCCCCGACGCCGAGCCGGTCGACGTGCCGGCAGAGGAGGGGGTGACGTGCTGACGCCCGAGCAACGCGCCGCCCGCGCCGAAATGCGCCGCCTCGAACGCGCGCTTGCCTACAGCGCGGCGAGGAGCGACATCGAGTGCCATTGCATGTCGGTGGGCAACTGGCGCGAGCGCTGGTTCGACCCCTCCCAGAAGCCAGAAGTGGCCCTCGGCCAGCGTAACCCGCTCAACGACGAGGACCGCGAAACCGTCGCCATCGCCATCCGCTACCTGGATGCACGCGGCCTCATCGAGCGCCATCCGGATGGGTGGGTGAGGGTGAGAGAGGACGACGCGGCATGACGTCGATCACGCGCCCGGCGCTTCGATACCACGGTGGGAAATTCCGCCTGGCGCCGTGGATCATCGGCTTTTTCCCGCCGCACGCGGTCTACGTCGAGCCGTTCGGCGGCGGCGCCTCGGTGCTCTTGCGAAAGCCGCGCGCGCACACCGAGGTCTACAACGACATCGCCGACGAGGTCGTCAACGTCTTCCGCGTGCTGCGCGATCCGTTGCTCGCCGGTCGGCTTATGCGCCTGGTTGAGCTCACGCCGGCCGCGCGCGTGGAGTTCGAGCTCAGCTACGAGAACAGCGACGACCCGGTCGAGCAGGCGCGGCGCACCGTCGTCCGGTCTTTCATGGGGTTCGGCAGCGGCGCGGTCTTCCCGAAGCACCTCACCGGCTTCAGGACTGGCGCACGCGGCCCTAGGAACAAGAGTGCCGCCCACGATCTCGCGAGCTGGCCCGACCAGGTGCCGGCGTTCGTCGAGCGCCTGCGCGGCGTGACGATCGAGTCGCGCGATGCCGCCGTTGTCATGCGGTCCTGCGACGGGCCCGATGCACTGCACTACGTCGATCCGCCATACGTCCATGCCACGCGGTCGGTCGCGCGTGGCACGCGTCAGAAGTACACGCGCGAGCTCACCGACGACGATCACCGAGCGCTGGCGCAGGTCCTGCACGGGCTGAGCGGGATGGTCGTTCTCTCTGGCTACGCGTGCGAGCTATACGACGTCGAGCTCTTCGCCGGCTGGGAGCGGCACGAGCGCGCAACGCTGGCCGACGGGGCGCGAGAACGCATCGAAGTCGTCTGGCTGAATCCCGCCTGCTCGGCCGCGCTCGAGCGATCGCGCGGGGGATTGTTCGCTGAGGAAACCGCATGAGCTACGTCCCCCGCGCCGGCTCCGTCGCCGCGCGCCTCGTCGAGCACCTATCCGCGGACGGTGCGCCGGAGTCGATGACCGGCTCCGAGATCGCGAAGCTCTTCGGCTTTGACGTGAAGCAGATCTCCACGCGCCTGGCCGCCGCAGTAGGCGCAGGCGTCATCGTGCGCGAGCAGATCGGCATGGGCTACGTCTACCGGCTGCCGAAGGACGATGCGCCGGCAGCGGTCGATTTCGAGGCCTGCATCTGGGACAACGGCGAGCTGTACCTCTTCGGGCTCGATGCCATCAACGTCAACGGCATGCCCGGCGTGCGCCTGACGCATGAGCAGGCCGAGCACGTCGAGCGGCTGTTGCGGGCGAGGGCGCAGGGGTGAGCGGCATCGCATCCAGCGTCGCCAACCTGCTCGGCGGCTCGCGCATCCCGGCGAGCGCGGAGCCGGTGACGGAACCGTCGCCAGTGCGTACCGGCAAACCCGACGCGCGCCGCAACCGCAAGCGCCCGTCCAAGTCGACCGGCAAGCGCGACGGGCGCTCGCGGATCATCGCCGCGCTCGATCCGCACGAGGCCCGCACGGTGAACGAGTGGGCTCGCGCCGCGGGCGTGACGGCGCACGTCGTCTACGACCACCTGCCCGGGCTGCTCGAGGCCGGCATCGCGATCGAGCTGCGGCCGCTCGGGCATCGGATGGGGAAGCGGTATCTGAGGGGGCGAGGGTGAGCGAGCAACAGAATCCCGCGCCGCTCGTCGCGGCCGACGTCGACCTGACCGACTTCCCGTACATGCCGCTCGACGTTCGCCGGCTGCGTGACTCGGGACTCGCATCAAAGGTGAGCGGTGACGCGTTCCGCGCGGCTGTGCTGCTGTGGTGCGCGTCGTGGCACCAGGTTCCCGCGGCAAGCCTGCCCGACGACGACGAGGAGCTCGCCTCGCTCGCCGGCTACGGTTTCGGCTCCGGGGTGCGCGACTGGCGAAAGATCCGGGTCGGCGCGCTGCGCGGCTGGGTGAAGTGCAGCGACGGGCGCCTGTATCACGGCGTCGTCGCCGAGAAGGCGAACGAGGCCTGGACGTCGAAGCTGCAGCACCGGCACCGCCGCGAGTGCGAGCGGCTCAAGAAGATGGGCCAGCGCCTCGACGTCAAGCCGGTCTATCCGTCTTTCGAGGAGTGGGTCGAGTACCGCGAGCGCACCGGTTCCGATCGTTGGCCCGACCCGAAATGTCCCGAGGGACAAGCCTCGCATGTCCCCGGGGACATACCGAACGAGTCCCGAGGGACAGGCCCGGCGCGTCCCGAGGATGTCCCTACCCCTGTCCCCGGGGATTCTGTGTCTAAGGGAGAGGGAGAGGGAAAGGGAGAGAGAAGGGAAAGGGAAACTCCCTCACTTCGTTCGGGAGCCTCGCGCGAGCCCGCGCGTGAGTCGCCGGAACCGACCCTTTCCGGGCAGGCGTGCCGCCTCATGCGCGAGGCGGGCGTGCAGCGGGTCAACCCCTCCGACCCGAAGCTCGCGCAGCTGCTCTTGCAGGGCGTGACGCCGCAGCAGCTGGGCGATCTCGCTCGAGAGCTCCGAGAGACGAAGCCCGACGCGCATCAGCCCTACGTGCTCGCTGCGATGCAGGGCCGACTGCGCGACGCCGCCGCCATGCCGCAGCACCCGCCAGGCACCGCGCAGCGCGCCGGGCAGCGCCCCGGCTCCGCCTTCGGCGACGAGATCGACCGCATTTCCGCGGCGATCGACGGCCGCACGAAGCCGGCGAAACCAGAACCCGTGACGATCGAGGTGGAGGCCCGCCGTGTCGGATGACCGCAAGCAGCGCACCATCGGCGGCGAGGTGTTCGCCAAGCTGCGCGCCACGTGGGGAACGCGATTCCTCGCGCTTTGGCGTGGCTCCGACATGGTCGAGGTGCTCTCGACCTGGGATGAAGCGCTCGCCGGCATCGATCCCGAACGCATCCAGCGCGCGCTCGTCGACTGCCAGAACGCCGAGAATCCCCCGACGCTCCCCGAGTTCCTGCGCCTGTGCCGCGCGCAGCCGGCGGGCTCCGATCGCACGCCACGGCTCGAATTCGTTGGCACGCCGACGACCCGCGAGCAAGCCCGCGCGAACCTCGCGCGAGTGCAGCAGATGCTCGGCACGATCGGCCGCAACACTCGGCGCGATCCGCTCTTCTGGGCACGTCGACCGTTGACCGCGCTGGCCGTGCAGAGGCTCGCGCGCGGCGCGTTCACCGACCATCGCCTGCGCGCGATCCTGCTCGAGCATGTCGACACAGGAGGTGAGCGTTGCCGCAGCGAAGAAGCCGAGCTCGCGCTGCTTGCGCTCATGCAGGCCGGCGTCATCGACCGGCTGCGGACGGGCGAGGACGTGCCGCCGTGGGATCCCGAGAACGAGCCCGACGTCGCGCCCGCGCGCGCATTTGCGGAGCCGGCCGATTCCGGCGTTTTCTGAGGGAGCAGACGACGATGAACGACGACCAGATCGAGCAGGAAATCCAGCAGAAGGGCCTCACCGCGCCGCGCGTCACGCCGGCCGACATCGAGGCGAACATCACCAGCGAGTTCTACTTCACGGCCGCGCAAGGTGTGAACGGGCGGTTTCAGGCGGACGGCGATGACGTGCGGCTGGACGCCGAATGCAGTCCGCTCGGTCTGCTCACCTTCTGCGTCCTCGTGCTGCGCAACGGCTTCACCGTCACAGGCGAGAGCGCGTGCGTCTCGCACGAGAACTTCGACGCCGAGCTGGGCCGCAAGATCGCGCGCCAGCACGCGGTCGCGAAGATGTGGCCGCTCATGGGCTACGCGCTGCGGGAGCGGTTGGCGGCCGCATGACCCACCTCGCCGACACGCAATGCCCCGCCTGCGCGCACTACCGCGAGCTCGCGCGCTACGGCGGCACGCCGACCTGCGCGCGGGCGACGCATCCGCATGGCGGCGGCGCGCAGCGGGCGGCGGTTCTTGCGTGGGAGCGGTGCGAGGGGCGGTACCGGGAGGCGCGGTCGTGATTCGCCTGGTCATCCTCGGGCAGCCGTGTTCGAAGGCGAATAGCCGCCAGATCGTCACGATCAAGGGCCGACCGACGCCGATCAAGTCGAAGGAGGCGCTCGCCTACGAACGCGATGCGCTGCGGCAGATCCCGCCGGCGGCGCGTCAGCGTCTCGAGGGTCCGCTGCGGATGACCATCCGGATCTGGTACGCGAGCGAGCGGCCCGACCTGGACGAATCGCTGCTGCTCGACGTCCTGCAGGACCGCTACGAGACCGACAAGCGCACGAAGGAACGCGTGCTCGTGCAGGCCGGCGTGTACCGCAACGACCGCCAGGTGCGCGAGCGGCACGTCTACCACGGCATCGATCGCACGAACCCGCGCGCCGAGGTCGAGATCGAGCCGATGCAGGCGCAGCAGGCCGAGCTCGCCATCCCCGAGCGCGAGCCGGAGCCGGAGTTCTTCTGATGTCCGCGCCGACCACCTTCCCGCCGTGCTTCCCGGATCTCGACGCATACGCCGCATGGCTGCGCGCTGCACGCCGAGTGCACAACGGCGCGACCTCGCCCTGCGAGGACTGCACCGACGACTACCGCGATCAGATGGCGCGCGAGGGGCGGTGCGACCCGCAGGGAGTGCGCGAGCGGTTCAAGGTGGGCGCATGACGGCCTCTATCCTCCTCGCCATGCTTTTCGGTGCGTTCATCGGCGCGATGGCGATGTTCTTGGCGCTCTGGCGTTGGGCTGCGCGCGGATGGAGCGGGGATTGAATGGCATCACGGCCATCGTTGCCGACGACGAGCGGCGGTCTCAGCCGCGGCGTCTGCTGCGCGCGGCACCGATGCGCGAGCAGGTGCTGTTCTGGCTGCGGCGGCGCGCGCTGTGCGCCGCCGAGCTGGCCGAGCGACTCGGTATCGAGCGCGTGGATACCGTGCGCAACACGCTCACCCGCATGCGGCTGGATCGGCAGGTGTTCGTTGCCTACCGGCGCGTCGTCGAGTACGAAACCGAAGGCGCAGGCAGGAAACGGCACGTGGTGAGCTACTACAGGGCGAGGATGTGAAACCGCTGACGCCGAAACAGCAGCGCTTCGTCGACGAGTACCTCGTCGATCTGAACGCGACGGCTGCCTACGCGCGCGCGGGATACGCAGCACGCGGAAATGCGGCGGAGGTGAACGCCTCGCGGCTACTCAGGAATGCTCAGGTGGTTGCTGCAGTGCAGGAAGCCATGAGGGCGCGCGAGCGGCGCACGCACATCACGCAGGACCGAGTGCTGCAGGAGCTGGCGAGGATCGCGTTCTTCGACATCCGCAAGCTGTACAGCGACGACGGCTCGCTCAAGAAGCCGACCGATCTGGACGATGACGCGGCGGCGGCGCTCGCGGGCATCGATGTTGTCGAGATGGCCGGCGGTGCTTCGATCGACGAGGGTGGGAATCTGAAGCACGTGCCGATGTTCACCAAGAAGGCGAAGGTGTTCGACAAGGGCGCCGCGCTGGCGCTCGCCATGCGTCACCTCGGCATGCTGACCGACAAGGTCGAACACACCGGCAAGGGCGGCGGCCCCGTGCAGCACGAGCACCGCCACGCGCTCTCTGATGCAGACCTCGAAGCTATCGCCGGCGGAAGCCGCGGCTGAGCTGCTGCGCCGGCGCCGCGCCCGTGCCTCGCTGGTCGACTATGCGAACGCGATCGAGGTTCCTGGCAAGCCGGCGAGCGACGACCCGGACGAGTGGCTGTTTCGGCCAATCGAGACGAACGTCACCGCGCACCATCGGCTGCTGCTCGAGGCGATCGAGCGCACCGCGGCGCGGCGTCACGGTCGGCTGATGGTCTTCATGCCGCCAGGCAGCGCGAAGAGCACCTACACGAGCGTCGTCGCGCCGACGTGGCTCATGGGCAAGCACCCGGGCTATCGGATCATTCTCGCGTCCTACGGGTCGGATCTGGCGCGTCGTCACGGCCGGCGCGCGCGGCAGATCTGCCGGCAATCCGGGTTCGAAGCGATCTTCGGCGCCGGCATCGCGCCGGACACCTCGGCGGCCGACGAATGGGCCCTCACGAACGGCTCCGAGTACCTCGCCGGCGGCATCCTCTCGGGCATCACCGGCAACCGCGCCAACGGGCTGCTGATCGATGATCCGGTGAAGGGCCGCGAGGACGCCGACAGCCCGGTGATCAGGAAGAAGACGCGCGAGGCGTACGACGACGACCTGAAGACGCGCCTCATCCCGGGCGGCTGGATCGTGCTCGTGCAAACGCGATGGCACGAGGCCGACCTCGCCGGGTCGATCTTGCCCGAGGGCTACGATGGTCGCTCCGGGATGATCGAGTGCCGCGACGGGCAGACGTGGGAGGTGCTCTCGCTGCCGGCCGAAGCCGAACGCGCTGACGATCCGCTCGGGCGTGCGCGTGGCGAGATGCTATGGCCAGAGTGGTTCGACGAACAGCACTGGGCGAACTTCCGATCGAACGCGCGCACCTGGGCCTCGCTCTACCAGCAGCGCCCCGCGCCGGACAGCGACGGCTACTTCGACACGACGAAGATCGCCCGCTACGGCATCGCTCCGAAGGGCATGGTGATCATCGGCGCGAGCGACTACGCCGTGACCGAGGACGGCGGCGACTACACCGAACACGGGATCATCGGCATCGACCATGAGTCGCGCTGGCACCTGCTCGACTGGTGGCGCGATCGCACCGGTTCGGACGTCTGGATCGAGCGCCAGCTCGACCTTGTCGAGAAGTGGAAGCCCGCGATCTGGTTCGGCGAGGCCGGGCCGATCCGTCGCGCTGTCGAGCCGTTCCTCATCAAGCGCATGCAGCAGCGGCAGATTGCCTGCTGGATGGAGTGGCTCGCGTCGATCCACGACAAGCCCACGCGCGCCAGGTCGTTGCAGGCGCTCGTCGCGATGGGGTGGCTCGCGGTGCCCGAGGGGCGCCCGTGGGTCGCTGCGCTCATGGATCAACTGCAGGCGTTCCCGGCCGGCGCGTACGACGACGGCGTCGACGTGCTGTCGCTGGCCGCCCGCGGCATGCAGAAGTTCGGCAAGGGGCTCCTGCCCGAAGCCGAGAAGGCCGCGCCGCCCCCGCCGACGTTGGGCAGGGTGCCGGCGCGCGTGTTGGACGCACCGGAGCGAAAGCCGGTGAGTCGGTATAAGGCGTGAGGGAACCTGATGGCAAAGTATGACGACGAGATCATCAAGGCTCTGGGAGGTGGTCCATACCCCGGACCGTGGTGGAGCGAGGAAGGTGGTGAGGTGCTGGCGAAAAGTCGCCGTAATCCCGGGGGCGTGGTGTACATCGCCGATTCCAACGAGATCATCGATCTGGAGACGGCCGCCTACATCGCCGCATGCAGTCCGGCGAACATCGCGCCGCTGGTCGCCGAGGTGAGGCGGCTGCGCGCCGACGCAGCGCGCATCGAGAGGATGGCCGAGTACATGATCGGGCAGCGCGGCATCGGCGGCGACACGCTGTACGTGTTCGCCACGCCGATCCTGCGTGCCGGCGACTCGAAGCCGACCGCTGACGATCTGCGCGCCGCAATCGATACCGCGCTGCGATGACCATCCGCTACACCGGCCATCGCAGCAAGGGCGGCTGCCTGGACATCGACGAGACGGCGCACGCGAAGCTCGCCGCCGACAAGGAGCGCCTCGAAAACGAGGTCGCCTCACTCAAGGCGAGGATGCACGCGCTGCGCGTATCCGCCGAAGAAGTGATTCGCCGCGTGTCCGACAACTCCTGCGTCGAGGAAGCGCACAACGCGATTCGGGCGATGGCGGCGACATTGAAAACGACCGCTTGATCGCGAAGGTGGAGTGAGTCAATTCGCCCCAGGTAGAAGGGCGAACCATGAACCTCATCGCCCGCCTGCGCGAGACGCGCCCCTCGTTGACCTTCGCCGAGCTGCTGGCCGCCCGAGGCGCTTCGACCCGGTACGAAGGCGTCGACGAGTTGCGCGACGAGCGCGGCGATCTGCGCCGGTTCCGGGTCTACAGCATCGGTGGGCACCTGTTCGAAGGCGCTCCGATCCTCGTGCCGATAGCGAAGTCCGCGCTCGAAGCCGATTCGATCGCCGAAGCCGGCCTCGCCGACACGATCCGCGACGGCCTGGCTGCGATGGCATCGCTCACCGACGAGACCGAACAGACGGTCGAGGCTCGCACGGATGGATCGGCGGGCCTGAGCGGTGAGCAGCGCCTGAAGCTCGAACGGATGTTCGCCGACCGTGGCTGACGAGCAGCAGACAACGCCAGCACAGCCGGAGACCGATCCGCGAACGCTGGCGCTCATCAAGCGCTTCCAGTCGTCCATCGAATCGGCGACCGACGACAACAAGGCGCGGCGCAAGCGCAACGTCGAGCTGCAGAAGTACGTGCGCGGCGTGCAGGGGCTCGAGGACGAGACCAAGCGCGACCCGGAGGAAGTGCGGGCGAACCTGATCCTCGGGATCATGCAGACGCTCGTGCCGCTGTACTACGCGAAAGATCCCGAGATCGATGTATCGCCCGAGGAGCAGGTGCAAGACCAGTCCTATGGGGCACTGGAGACCTTCTGCCAGACGCTGCAGATCGTCCTGAACCGGATGTTCGTTCGCGGCGGCCGGCTCAAGAAGCGCATCACGCGCGCGATCCCGAGCGCGATGACGAACGGCGTCGCCTGGCTGAAGGTCAGCTACCAGCGCGACTTCCAGCAGGACCCGGTCATTGTCAACCGCATCGCCGACGCACAGGACAACCTCGCGCGCATCCGGGCGCTCACCGCCAGCATCGAGCGCGGCGACGGCGACACCGAGGCGAAAGAAGCGGAACTGCAGCAGCAGCTCGCGGCGCTCGAGCAGCAGGTCGAGGTGCTCGTCGAGGAAGGGCTCGTGATCGACTTCGTCGCCGACGAGGACATCCTGATCCTCGACGAGAGCCTGACGACGTTCAGCGAGTACCCGCAGGCTCGCGCCATCGCGCACCAGCTCTTCATGACCTGCTCGGACTTCGAGGAGCGGTTCGGCCGCAAGCCGAAGGGCACGAAGTACGGCGACCGCCGCGAGGCTCGCGACAATCAGGCGGGCAACCGAAAGCGCGAGCGCGAGCAGTTCGTGCGCGTGCTCGAGATCTGGGACCGTGCGAGCCAGACCATCTACACGCTGGAGTTCGGCGCGAGGGAATGGGCGCGTGAGCCGTTCCGCCCGGAACGCGTTGGGCGGCGCTGGTACCCGTTCTTCGCGCTCTACTGGAACGAGGTCGACGGTCAGCTCTATCCCCTTTCCGACGTCGAGCAGTGGACCGGGCTGCAGGACGAGTACAACGCGATGCGCACGCAGCTTGCGCAGGCGCGCAAGGAAAACCGCCCGGGCTGGGCCTACCGCAAGGGGGGCGCCCTCACCGACCAGGACGTCGACAACCTCGCGAACCGGCGCGGCCGGCAGATGATCGGCGTCGCGACGAACGGCGCGAACGCGCCGCTGCAGGGTGAGCTTGTTCCGATCCCGGCTTCGCCGATCGACCCGACCGCCTATGACACGACGCCTGTGCTGCGCGACTTCGAGCAAACGTCTGGCGCGAGCGACGCGTCACGAGCCTCCATTCAGAAGGCCAAGACCGCCACCGAGGCCGAGATTCAGTCGATGGGCATGCAGT